ACAAATCTAAAATGACATTTATTACTTATATCAATATATTTACTTTTTTCATCTTTACCATTGCCATAATATTCTTGCATATCTTTTGGCATATCTTTAAATTTACGCATATCTTTAGACTCCGATATAGGAACATTTTTAAATTCTTCATATATTTTCATATGATCAATATTAGTTGCTTTATCAGTATCATGCTTAAATATTGCTCCTTGTTTTGTCATTTCTTTTATACTCATAATACCACCCGAGAACAAACCAGTATCTTCTAAAACAAGCTCTTCATGAATTACGTTTTTGTATAATTTAGAATTATGGGTATTTTCTTGAGTTTTATCACTTAATAAAAATTTAATAAAATCTATAGATTTATTTATACCATCAACATTATCAAATGTGCATAGTTGATAAAAGCTTGCTCTTTCTAACAAAGTTTCTTCAAGATTTTTTATCAAAGTAAATAATTCTCTATATTCTTTAGAACTATGGTCTAAAATTCCTTCTCTCCCTAGTTGTTGACTTGTTTTTGTATTCCCTTTTAATGTTTTACTAATAAAGAATAAATAATTTTCTGATACAGAACTGATAATTTCCATTAATTTAGTAATTCTTTTATGGCACCATTTAAAATGTTTTGCTAAATCTTCTTTACTTGCTTCCTTATATTTAATAAACATATGTTTCCAATCTCTCATATATTGTATATGTTCTCCGACGACCGCATCCTTTTTAAATAGAGGGTTTATGGTGCCATTAAGATATGCTCCAGCATCCCTAAATCCCTCTATTTTATCAGCATATATTTTACCATCTCCTTGCTCCTCTTGTAAATTTAGTTTTTTATTATCATGTTTAATGCTGTTAAACATAAAAATTGCATCGATAAAGAAATTATTAATATTATATTTATACTGGGTAGTGCGATTATTTTTATAGTCTTTTAACAATATACCAGTAGATATAGGGCATTTATTGAATTGTGTGCCTATTGTTTTATTCTTTGCTTTATTTGCACCATGAATAAATATATAATCTATACAAGGTATATCAAGTGCCTTATAACAATCCTTAATAAAGTGTTGATGTATACTATATTTAATATCTTCTAAACTTCCTGAAATTAATGGCACCCCTCTATCAACATATAATTCATACTCTTGTCCAAGACTAAAATATAAAAATACATCCTTTCTTTCTCTATGTGTCATACCCCATTTATCATTAATTCCTTTGTTATTCAAATTACTTCGCATTACCTTGTATATTTCTAAATCTTCTTTATAAGGCGCGTCCTTCTCAGTTTTCCATAAATCACCTAAAATATAAGCACACGTTGGCATTATATTATTATTTGCAGTTATTCTGTAAGTTATGTATTTATTAACATCTACAATATATAGACCAAATAATTTGTTATATAGCAGATTGGTTTGGTCTCTTGTTGGTGTTCTAAACAAACGACAAAGAATAACGCATATTCCACCGATATTAAACTCCATAATAATTCTAATTCTAGATAATGGTAAAATAAGTATTTGGTTTAAATTGTCATTCAAGTTTATATATGATTGTGTATCATCTACTTCTATTATATAAATAAGACCAGTGTTATTTATGCCAACTCCTGAATATTGTGAAGCAGTATAAATATTTAAACTTGTTGATAAAAACCCTAATATCTCTATATCTTTATCCTTTCCACCTATACTATGTAATCTATTTTTAGTTCCGTGATATAGATATATTTTTTTATTTTTATATTGGGGATTAATAGTTTTATCTTTGTAAACACCTATAGTATTTGTAATTCTTATTTTCATCTTATCAATCCTATCAGCAATTAGAAGAGATTTTACAGAAGCATATTCATCTGTAATAACCTTGAATATTGTTTCATTCAAATATGTACTGAATGGTGAAATGCCATGATTTTTATAATCTAATTCTAGTAGACGAATAGTAGGGGGGTCTATATCAAATGGTTGCCATTTAGTTGACATAGGATAACAATATTGTAGATTTGTATCAGAGCCAATATTTTTGTGATTTAAAGGTATCCACGAAAATATTGGGAAAGTTCCTGTGTATTCATAATTGTAGTAGATATTTTGTTTATGTTGTTCCATAAATTTTTGAACATATATTGGGTCTTGTCCATTAAGCGAATATAATATATTCTTACGTATCATATCAACGCCTCCATATTCAGTTTCATTATTGCCATATGAATGCTCTTTCATATCTTTTATTATTGCTTCATAATGGACATTGTTAATTGTTGCTTCCTTTGCAATTCCAGTTATAGTAGGAAGATCTCCCAACCTATCATTAATTGTAGTAGTAAGATATGAAAAAGGTATATTAGTTGCTATAGTTCTATCTGTACTTGCGCAAAAGATAGCTTTTGGCAATAAACCATTTGTTATATTATAGTTTATATTTAATTCGCCAATAACATCTTTGGCAAAGTTTAATGTATCTGGAAATTTATAATTATTGAAATTTTTTCTAATATAATAACTGGTATTTAGTTTATTATATTGGAGCATATGACTAATATAATTATTACCACCATAAGGGTCGTATTTAAATGCTTCAAATACATGTTGGCGATTTAGTAATGTATTTAGATGATAATTTTCTATCGTTTTAGGTTCTAAGTTGATATTAGTATGTATTACTTCTCTTGTCAAATCATGTTTCTGATATATTACATTTTTGCCACCATTAAAATATTTCTTGAATTCTCGATAAGGAACTAATGATTTGCTCTCATAATATTCGCGAAATGTATCATCATACATAAATACTTTTAAACTTAATTGAGATGTATTATCTAAATATAATTCATCATAATAATATGGTAAATGTAGATATTTTGTGTATATTATAATAATAATTGAGTTAATCACATTTGTTATATATTTATATTCATTTAATACACCTTTTTTATCGCAATTAGCAATTAATTCATCACAACACTTATTAAATTCGCCAACAAGTCCTTCAATATATTCATCAATAATTGGTATATTTTTTTTCCTCTCTTCTTTTGCTTTTTCAGCCGCAAGACGTTTTGCCTCTTCTTTTGCCTCTTTTGCAGCCTGTGCATCTTCTTTTGCCTTATCAATATTTGTGAGTTTTTCATTTAAAAGATCTAATGATTTAATATTAACTATCTTTTTAATCGATTTTTGTAGTTTTTTATTATGGTTAAATTTAAAATAACATTTAGACATAAAACTTTTAAATATTGGACTTTTTAATGGTATCTCTCTATTTGTTATTGGATTAATAAATGTTATTAATTTAATTTCTTCTGCAGTCTTCCCGCGTTTTTTCTTTCTTATTTCTTCTACTAATTCAATACAATCATCCTCAGTAAGTTTATCAGCATTTATACTCAAAGACCCTGTGTTTTTCACTATAGAATTTATGCTTTTTGGTGAAAAATCAAGTTTGGCACTTGACTTACTTGAACTACTCGACTTTGACGACTTTGACTTTGGTTTATTTGTCGCAGCACCAGGTGGCGATTTGCTTTTTTGTCGCGCAGCTTGAGGAGGCAAACTAGGCGAGTTGGTTCTTGGTTTATTTGTCGCAGCACCAGCTGGAGAATTACTTTTCATAGCAGCACCAGCTGGAGAATTACTTTTCATTGCAGCACCAGCTGGAGAATTACTTTTCATAGCAGCACCAGCTGGAGAATTACTTTTCATAGCAGCACCAGCTGGAGAATTACTTTTCATTGCAGCACCAGCTGGAGAATTACTTTTCATTGCAACACCAGCTGGAGAATTACTTTTCATTGCAACACCAGCTGGAGGCGTTATCCCTGTAATTACGTTTGGCGATGGTCGATTCCGAACATCATATAAATACAATTCATCTACAAAATTTAAAACATGAATTTTGTATTTTTTATTTATTCCGTGTATAGTTACAACATTTTCACTCCATTCGCCCCAATAACATTTAGATAAAAAACTGAGAGTAATAGGACTATCTCTTTGAACCTCTTTTTTTGTTATTGGATTAATCCATTCTGTAATATTATGTGTATATAAATGATGTAATAAATATTTACAATGAGCTTCTGTAATTTCATCATATCTATTATAAAGTGTTTTTAAATTAGGATACATTTTTCTTGTTTTTAATTTTTGCACGGACATAATATATATATACTACTTTATAATAATATAATAATGTGATTTTACACATTCTTAAAGTCAATCTTGGGATATGCCTCTACTTTATTGATAATAAAAGGTATTTTATTTAATATGTTTGCAGGTTTATCAGTTGTAAATATACCATTCTCAGGTTTGAAATCTTTGAACACAAAATCTATAATCGCTTGAAACATATCTGCGCTCCCATTGTTTAGTAAAGCAGCCATTAATCTTTGCACCCTCGACTTAATCATAAACATATTCGCATTTATTTTTCCGATAACATCGCCTTCAATCCATCCCATTGTTTTTTCGCTTACAAATGCGTGAAGTATTCTATAGTAATCGCTAAATACATATCTATCATCAGCTTTACTCATAGGCACACTTAACCCAAAGTCGAATATGCACATATTATACTTGCAACTTTTGATGTAGAAGTTGAGCCCATTATAGACGTAGTGATAGTATCCTGTGCTGCTTGCTTCGGTATTTAGTTGATATAAGAAGTTTCCGTGATGGCAATCCATATGATTATAGCCTACCCTATTTTGATATGTAGCTACTGCAATCAATACTTGGTAAGCCAAGTTTATCATAAGCATCTCGTCGTTCCTTTCATCCGTCTTCATCAAAGAACTTAAATCGCCATTGCATAGTTCGTTATAATTCACTAATCGCTCTCCTGTAAGTAGTCTCTTTGCAGGGCTTCCTGATGAAGGACATTTAGTAGCCTTATACATTATTACAAAATGCTTAGATTTCTTTGGTAAAATTAGATTTTCAGTAATCCACGTGTTCATTTTGGTTTCGCTTTCATTATTTGCAGTAGATTTCATCAATTTACTTGCTATCGGATATGACCCTAGTAGATAAGGCATACTCGTTAGATATATAGAAGCATTAACACTATCACTTCCTATTTTCTTTTCTAAATTAACAATTCCGTCAATTGTATACCCGCGTTTATTACCAAACATCTTCTTTGTAAGGCACCTATTTGTTTTAATATCAGCCAAACGTTTCTTAATCAAATGATAGCGCTGCACACGTGTATCTAAATTATTTTTAGTAATAATTAACTTGTTCTTCAAGAAGCGTTGAATAACATTGGCTTTTTTAAACAATAAAGATTTAGAAGATGGTTTCTTTGATGACATTTTAGCCATTGCGAGGGATGCTTTAGATAGCGAGGATTTTGCGAGGGATGCTTTAGATAGGGATGCTTTAGATAGCGAGGATTTTGCGAGGGATGCTTTCTTTGGAGATTTAAGTGAGCCTTTCATAATCGCTAGAACCGCTTTGTAATCATTGGTGCCTTTGCGAGGAGAACACCACGCTGGTTTTCCTTGATTATATATCTTTAATGCATCAGAATATTTCATTTTCTAATATATGGATATATTTTTACAAAAAATATTAAGTATATTAAATATAAGTAAAGTATAATGTCTGATAAATCTGATAAACCCAAGCCATTCCCTTTCAATACTTGCGAGGTTAGGGGGGATATTGTAGACCAGCCATATTCAGCGAGTATCAATGTCTTGTCGTGTATCATATTGCTTTATTTATTATCGCTAGCAAAACATCTAGAAATACGGCTATTTATAGCATCCTTATTCGTATTCCAAGCATATCACGCATATTCTCATATGTTCTGGAGTGATAATGAGTATAGCCTAGAGCACGTGTATATTATTCACGCAATCTCATATATTATAATAGTCGCGCTAATCAACGCAATATCATTTATTAGCGGAGAGCTCCCTAATATTCCTATAATATTAGGGGCGATATTGCTAGACATATACATATTATATAATTACATTGGAACATTATACAATGCTATATCAGGCATAAATATATGGGTTATTGTGCTTATTACTGGGTTATGGAATGTTAAATTACCTGCATTTACCAAGCAATTACTACCAATATTGCTAATGTTATTTGCGGTCATCATAGTGCTATTCTTCAATGAAAAATACAATTGCAGCGCAATGATGGATACCTATGTATTCCCTTATCATACTGCAATAGAGATATGCGGACTTATAATATCGTCGCTATTCGCCTACATATTTATATTGTTAGAGATGAACAAAAATAAAAATTGATATACGATATATTAACAACATAATACAACGAGAATAACCCAGAACAATATGAGTTATATTGATGATACTAGGATACACGAGCAATTCGAGAAGATTAATTCAAAGACTTCAGACCCGCCGAATACCACCAACATACCTTTCTTCAATATTACAGACAAAATCATAGATAAAATTAACGACGACAAGTATCTGATTAAAATAGGGTTTAGGGAACTTCTTGCATATGCAAGTCCCATTGTCTTTAACAGAGAATTAGAACAAACGAAAATAGATGAGCTATATGCTTCTATCACCAACGGCTACGCGATACCTTTCACTATCGATGCGATTTATGACAAAAAGAGTAAGATTGACGAGAAAATCATTAAAATCATTAACGGCAACCATAGGCACGGCGCTATTCAAAAATATATAACAGCGCACGACAAATATTTTAGTTGCGATTACAAGATATATGTATGGATATATGCAGTGGATGAATGCGAGACTACTAACGTTAAGCAAAGTATTGAATTATATACTAAAATCAACAATCATCTGCCATTCAAAGAGCCTATTATAGTAGATATAAATGTTATGGAGTTCCTCAATAAGCTATGTAGGCAAAAGAGATTTAAGGGACTTATTTTGTCAAACCAATGCGAGACGAGCAGACAGCCGCGTATAAATAAAAAAGAACTATTCAATCTTCTAAATACAAACAAAGACATCTTAGAGAGTTTTCTATCAAAATACTCAGTAAATAAAAATAACTTAATTATTAGCGAAGATATCCTTTCACAATTCATTGAGAATATAAATGAAATAAATCATTTGCTGTCTCTAAAAGGTATCAATAGCCTGTATAGTGATACCCAGTTATCGCAAAATAGGACTTATTATGAACAAGCAGTAGAGGTTGGGTTCTACTTAAACCTTAAGAAATCTAATTATCCTAAAGAGATATGGATAAAATACCTATGCAACCCTACAGATATCTAACCAAAAATCTTAGTATATATGTAAGCGACCGCATATATAATGTATAATATTACAAATGCGATTACACATAGAAATCTCAATATTTTTAGATTAGTTGTAAGGAAATCGAGAAACAATTCAAATCTATCTTTTTTATATACTCGAACAACTTCTCTATCATTGTCATTATTGCGATGGATTGGAGAATGACTTCTAGCATTCTTTATTATCCGCTTCTCAACTGCATACTTATTTGTGGTCTTATCTATTGGGTGCGCGTATTGGAATGCTAAAGACAAAACATCGCTTACACCATCTAATGTATTACTTTTCTCTAACTCCCTATAGCGTTCCTCGTGAATGCGCTGTAATTTATTTTCAAGTTCATTTTTCTGCTTTATAAATCTTCTAAGATTGTGTTGTTGTCCTTTAACATACGCGTCATATTGGTAAGCGGTATTGATGCGTTGTGCGGTTAAATCATAGACATACTGCTGCTGTTTGGCGATTGTTCGCGAGATATCGGCAATATCAGCTTCAATCTGATGATAATCTGCATTGGTGGTCATATTTGACGTTTGTGGGATTTGTAATGCTTTGATGCTCTTCTAGACAGGTTCTTGAAAGTTAAAATGATAAATAAAAAAATCAGTTTTTAGAATTAAATATTATTATCTTTACATATTTATTCTTCAACTTATAAACTATAAACTATAAATTACTTCTAACAAATAACGTGTATTCAAAAGACCCGCATAGTATATAATAAGCTACACCTAAATATATCTTAGATATATCATTATCTATCATTGTAATTATATTATCATACCTTTCGCGATTTGCAATAAACTCTTCAATCGCTTTTTGAACACCATACTGACTTATTACATTCTCTATATCGTCTTTGCAATACATAGATGATTTTAAGTGATTTAATATATAGTCGTTAGTATTGCATACTAACAAATCCTTATCAGTATTCTTAGTATGACCTATTTGTTCATAGATACATCTAGCAATACTATTAGAATTATCTTTCAATGTTATCTTATAACAAATACGCGATGATTGAGCATTAGTAGCAGTGCTATCTATAACATTAAAATGGTCTATTGCTATATTTTCAATATGTTTAGAATAAACTATACAATCGCTTGTAGCATAATACAACTTCCTTTTACTTACACCCAAATTATTGGACTTAATGATTTCTTTTAGTTTTTGAAATGTGAATAATTCACCATCTTCGTCTGTCCATTTTTGATATGTAAGAATATAAAGAAGATTATAGCATTCTGCAAAAGATAGTCTATCGATACTTTCTATAATAACCTTTCTATATATATAATCAATCTTGTCCTCATCTAATAATTCCCAAAAATTATCAGAAAATGTATAATCTGCAAATACAATTGCTGCTTCGCGGTTCATTTCTTCAATAATTGTAAATACATAAGATATAAAATAATCCTCGTCTTTTTCGACGATGAAGTCAAAAAATTTAAACAAATCGAATTGATTATTCTCAGTCTTCCAAATAATCTCAGGCATTTGTATTATAAAACAAATTACAAGGTTTATCAATTTTTATAAAATATAACCAATGTATTCATTCTTATATTCACTCATCATCCTCATCATCTTCTTCTTTGTATCCGATACCAGTCCATCCCTTCGCTTCATAAGGTTTATTTAATAATTTTTCTACATATGCTTTGAGTTGATTGCGGTCTGGACATTTCTTACCTTTCACCACATTTGATATACTCCATAATCTGAAGTCGGTATATAATTTTGCAATTGTAATACGTGGTTCCTTGATTTGCGGGTCAATGATAATTCTTTCATTAATGAATTGTCCAACAATATCATTATTCTGCTTATAGCTCTCAGTTGCTACGCGAACCTCACTTGGTTCTGGAATTGCCATTGGATTAATATGCTTATGTCTGTCTATCAACATACTTATAAATACCTCTTTCCATCTGTCAAATTTATCGGATAGCTCTAAATCCATATAGAACTCAGTCGGCTTATTAATATCAGGTGTCTCTGTGAATTTACTAGAGAAGTTGCATACTTTGATACGTCGCCAAGTTCCTCCATCATCGCTAGGAATTTCTGGGAGTTCATTGCACGTTAAAATCATCTTAAATTGCGGCTTGAATTCATAAGGTTCCTTAAATAGGGTTCTCACTAAAATCCTATCTTGTCCAGACAATTCCTTCATAAGACCAATATTAAGCCTATCATTCTCACTCGGCTCTTGCATAACTGCAAAGCGTCTCCCCTTCGTTCGCTCTAATTCACTTTGCGCCGCATTACTCGCTGCCCTCTTTTGCGTTAGCAGAGCAATTGGCAATATACAATAATATTCGCCAATCGACTTTTGAATTAAATCTAGGAGCCTCGATTTGCCATTACTTCCTTGACCAGTGAATATATAGAAGCGCTCTTGAGCAATACTGCCATCTATAATACACGCTAACACATCCATAACATAATTTCTCAAATTTTTATTTGTAAATATCTTAGCGAAAAACTCGTTAATCTCTGCTACTTCTGGAATTTCGCTATTATACTGAATATAATTTTGCTTTGTGCTAAGCAAAATGTAATCATCAGGCATTCCATCGCGAAACATATGCATTTTCAAATCATAAACCCCATTGTCGAACCCAATCAAATGCGACCTGCTATCAAGCAATTCCTCGAATTTCTCATCAATAAATAGAGTGCGGCATTCTTTCATAATCGCGTCTTTGAAGTTAGAGTTCTTTAATTGCGTAGCGATCTTCAGACATTTCTTACTACGATCATCATTAATCGCTTTTAATGTAGGGTCATCAGTGTATTCATTAAAATAATTGGAACGTTCCATATATTTCTTGCATATCTCAGTGCTAAGGATTTTCCGTAAATCTAGTCCTTCTCTCGCACGAACCCAGCGATGCCGTTGCTTATCATATTTATACCAGATATCTTTAGAAATTGCTTTGAATTCTTCTTTAAATATAGCGTGCACTACACAAGCGATGTCAAAATGTGCGCCATCGCTTGCTATACTTTGGTCTATCTTAGGGATTATACTTTGGTCTAGGATACTAACATATTTAACTAGATTATCCTGCTTCGCCCACCACCTAAGCGTCCCTATGCCCATATTATCTTTTCTCATTTTGTCCCAGAGATTATGACATTCGCCCTCAATATATGCGCTGCTAATCTTTGAAAATTCTATCCACGTTTCTAGAAGCCTATAATCTATATTTCTTAATACCCATCCCAAGTTAATCCAATCTGTATAATTATCGGCTCTTGAAGAAGATAAGCAGTCTACGAGTTTTTTAGCAAATGCGAATTCGTCGTCGGAAATATAGCAGCGATTAATATTAAGCGATTTTCCAAAAATATTGTTTTGCAGTTTGCTTTTTAATTTTTGGTCAATAGCAGGTAATATATGCTTACTATATTGACTTATCTCAGTATCAAATTCAGATTTAACAAAGTTTTGAATATTACCAGAAAAATTACGCATAGAAAATAGTTTAATAAAGTTGATTTCGTCTGCAGCGTTCAATACATAGTCGGATTTCATAGTCTCATCATTCGCATATTTATAAATGCTAGAAACCCGATAAGTATCGCAATCAGGCTTACGCGACCCATACATCTGCCAGCAATTAACATCGATAATCGCTTTATCGACAATATTGTCGTAATCATTGCATATCGGCAAATCTTTGAAAATATCAGCAGCAACGTCTAGAATTTTCCTGCGAATGAAGTGATGCACGTTATTATTAACTATTATATAAGGAAAAATGATATGCAACCCGTCTTTGAGTTTGTTTCTGAATTCTACGGGGTTCGGCTTTTCCATAACATATGCGACATTGGCTTCTTCGGGAACATCCAAATATTGATTGATGACTTTGAAATAATTATTAACAATATTAAATATATTATCCGACGTATATACGCGGTCATATTTCCTTTTACTATTTAAAGAAGAATTGGAATCGTGAGAATTATAAATACCAGACTTGTCGTCGGGCATAGTAAATCGGAAATCTATATCAACGCGGAGCGAACTAGGCTCAGTAGGTTTTTCGGTGAAATATAAGGGCAGACCATTTGTAAGGGCTAAGCTATAAATATTCATAAAATCACCATAATTTTCATTAGGAACATATAGAGATACTTTAGGATAACCGATGCTCGTATTTGTAAAAGGCTTACCTTTCTCCACCTTATATTTGTTAATAAATGAACGCAAATCTTCATTTATACCCATATTTTTAATATTTTAATATACTTATATATATATCAATTTTTATTTTTATACATTTTTATTTTTATGAAATTGAAATAACTTTCTGCATATTATATAGAGAAAATACATATCACAATGAATAAGGAAACTATTAAATATAATAGTCCAAAAAATGCACGGAACCCATATATATTCTCTAAAACTTCCTTAATATATCTTATCGATACGTGGAATAAAAATAAGCCAAACAAAATCATATACAAGAAAACCTATTCAATTGCAAAGTTATCCGTTTTATTGAATGAGAAAATCAAGCCGATATGCGATGATAAGCAATATTGGTGCTGGACGGGCGCTATATCGAAGATGGCAACAGATGCGAAAACGAAGGAACTCATAAAAATGATAGAGAAAGAGGAATTGCGCCCTGAGATGCCTATCGAATGGTATAAAAACGGCAGGGAATGGCTGAGTAATTATGATATCGAGGATGTTATGCTGCAATATGATAAAGGGGTGCAGTATAAATATGCGTTTTTAGGCGTTTATCCAATTGATTTCTCTGAGGAGGATAAGTTTGGCAGATGCTTGTATAGCCAAATATGCTCTCTCGATATCAAAAAATATATTAATAAACGTATTAAGCACTTAGGATTAATTACGAACCTTGATAAACATAATCAAGGGGGCTCTCACTGGACTTCTACGTTTATTATAATCGACCCTAAGAATAAATGCTATGGGGCTCATTATTATGATAGTAATGCTAATTCAATCCCAGCATATGTCAAAAAATTCATAAATAATATTAAAGAGCGATTGCTAATAATATACCCGAATAATAAATTTCGGATAACCTATAATACAATAAAACATCAGAGGAAAAACACGGAATGCGGTATGTTTTCTATGACGCACCAAATAAGGTGGCTGAATAGCATTTTAAAATACAAGACATTGAACTTGCCAAACCCATATGAAGACGAGAATTTTATCAAATGTATTTCTAATAACCCGAACATCACAGATGATAATATGAATAAAAGCCGCAATTACCTATACCGCCCAAACATCACCGAGTATATGCGTAGAAAGAATATTAGAATAAAATAATTACTTAAACAAAAAATTGCGTGTATTTATTAAAGAATGACTATAGTAGATGATTTCAAATCCGAACAAAATAGAAACATAATATTTCAGGCTTCTAACAAAATGCTTCTTGATAAATATAAATTATCCCTGAATAGCGCGGTTCTCATAAATATAATTAATGCAATCATATCATCTATGAGCAAAGACGCGATATTAATGAATAACACAATAAAACTAATGGAATTAAACACTATAACCTTAGCAAAAATGAAAGATTATGTTATTAAAAACATTGATGCGATTAATGCTGCGAATGCTGCGAATGCTGCGAATGGTGCGAATATAGATAATAGCAAGGTATTGAATGAAGTAGCAGCCAGCGCAGCCAGTGCGGTTAGCGCAGCCAGTGCGGTTAGCCAAGTAAGTCCTGTAGATAATACTAGTGATATTAGCAGTAGTATCGAAGCAGATAATTATAAAACGGAGGTATTAACAAATGAGGATTTATTAATCAGAGTTAAAGAATATGAAAATAAAAGGAATATATCAAATGCCGTATTAGCAAATATTGCAAATAACATTGATATACCTCCGCCATCTGATGCGAATGCTGCGAATGCTGCGAATGCTACCGCCACGAATATGAATATAATCCCAGAAATCATAGAGAAGGTTTATGCGTCAATGAATACCAATACCAGTGCATCATTTAATAAAAAAACATTAATCATCCATAGTTATAGCAGAGATTGGATAAACTGCCCCCTGCGCAACAAACTATCCTTCACAATTAACATCGATTTGCAAAATAACATCATAGAACCTTTGAAGATATTGTTCCCAAAATATGTGAAGGATATAACGCCTTATATAATATTGGTGATTACCGACAATCACAAGACATTTAAGTATCACTTCTTATATAGCAAATCATCGGGTAAATGGGACATATGGAAATTAATTAACAAGGATAACAATATTAATAACAATATCAATTTGGCAAATAAAAACTGGAAAATCAGTTTTCAAGATTATCTTAATAATGACCTTAATTTAGGCACGGATGATATCAAGGTAAGCCAGATAAATGATTATAATATGAATACATATGATAAATATGATAATAATATCAGCATTGATACGAATATAGACAATATTCTAATGCCATCATCCGATGATACAAAAGCGTGTGCTAGCAGTTTCTATGAAATTAATATAGATTATTCGAACTTATTAGAATACGATGAATATAAATTAAATACTATATCTAAATATGATTATTTGCAGCTGAAAACATATGGCGGCAAATATGTTAATGTCAAAGTAATCGATGTTAATAGCAATCTCGGGAAAATAATAATTTCGAATGAAAATAACTTAGCAAAGGAGGATTTCATTAACTCATCGCTGCTAAATTATGGCGCACAATATTCTTTAATTCTAACGTATTACCCTAGAAGTAATCCTTGATATCAAGCATTACATCAAGAATATCTTTGATATCAAGGATATTACATAATTAATATTAATAGTGATGAGAATATGAATACTATCATAGTTATGATATCCATCCTGTATTGCAACTTCATTTTCTCTTTTTGCGATAACCGCAAATCGGATGTATCCTTAGATTTTTCGGCAATCTCATAGATATACTTGTATATGTATGTATAGTTAAAGATATTATCAATGCTATTCAGGCTATTCTCGTTATTATTAATGATGATTAATATAAGCATAATGAATATTACAAATAACATAATATGAAAATATATGTTTGATGAATTAATATGCAAATTAAGATAATTCACAATAATTCGCAACTTATAGGAATCGTAATTAATCACTATGACGCTCAATATTATCAGCAAAATATATAATAGAGAATATACTAATATACCCCTGTATAATGTGCTGATTATGTTGTATTCGATTAAAAACTCGATTAGAACCATTGCGAATGTTCGTATAATTAGTATGATGCATATGAATATTATCTTGTCCTGAAAGGATACTTTTAAGACTTCGAAGGGGTCTAGATTATTCGCATTAAAACGCTGGTATAATCGGTCGTCTTGCTTTAGATTATCTATAGTTATCCCCTTTGCCCCGCTTTTCTTAGTTTCTTTTAGGTAGTCATTCCAAATATTTTTATAAATTGATATGATGCCGTCATTCGCATTCAACATCATAGAATTGCCTTTTTTCTCGAAAGGGTCGCCGTCATCTTCGATACCCTCGTTTTCTTTAATGATTTTTTTAAGGTCTTCTATTTTGTTATTTAAATCATCGATAGCTTTATATTTATCCTCGTAATATTTATTGCTTTTCTTTTCGCCCCCCACCTGCTTTATAGAATTCAACGTTTTAGATTGCTCAGCGTTTATAGCCAAAAGTTTCTCTATCTCTGCTTCTTCGGCGACAATCAATGTTGTAATGCTATCTTTGTATTCCTTCTCCTTTTCATAATCCTTGAAAATTTTACGTATTTCTTTAATTTGCTCTATATACTCTTGCTTATTTGTCGCTATTAAATCATCAATAATACTTTTCAATTTGCTTAATTGCTTATCTAACAAATCCTTCATCGTCGCAAGCAGCTTCTTCCTATCATTTAATTCTATTTTCTCGTTATTATTATCATTGATACGCGCATAGTGGTCGGTGCTAGGTGTATTATTAATATTTATAATTTCATAATAAATAGCAGTTTTGAAGTTTTCTACGTGCTTTTGATATTCCTTTTCACCACCTTTCTTTTCGTCCTTCTTGTCATCACCTCCTTTTTTAATGGCTTCGGCTTCTTCTTCGACAATCTTGAAAATGTTATGTGTTTCTAGTTTAATATAATTAATAAGCTCTCGGTATATACTTTTGTTATCTTCGTGCAATTTCCTTAGTTCTTCATTCTTAGCATTTATTTTTGATTGTTGTGTTTTGCCTGCATCTACATTTTTACTTTCAAGAGTTGCTAACTCATTTTTAGCGTCTGCAATTAGTCTATCTAATTGTTCGCCTAATGCATCATTGTTCTTGAAGATATCAAGATAATACTTGAATGTAGATATATATCTTAGAAATTTTAAAGCATTATCTTTATCGGTCGCGGGGTTGGATTTTAAAGCATCTATTTTAATTTTTATTGCTTCTGCAGCATTTTTATAAGTTTCATATTTTTGTCCACTATCTCCTTCAACAATACCTTGAGCCGTAATGCATTCTTCTATATATTTACTTAAATTTGCTGCAGGTCTGGTTAATCTTTTATCAGCTGCTGTGCCTCCTGCTACAGGTGTATTATCTACTACTACCCTATCTTTAATAGCCTTAATAATATCATCTGCTATCCCATTTAACGTTTTAACATTATCCTTATCCTTAAAATAGGTGAAGTTTTCTAATATATTTATCAGTATCTCCAATATTTTTATTATCTTTGGATTAAAGTTTTTATAATCTGATACTTTAGTATTGGATAAATAGTTTTCTATATTAGATATATTGTTATTAATAAACTCCTTCTTGATAATATCTAAGATTTCTGGAAAACTCTCGTCTTTCGAAAGTTTCTTATATATCTTTTCTATTTCCTTTGTAATGTCTTTTAAAGATTTATACATATCTTTAGGTGATAGGTTAGTTTCAGTATTTTGTTTTGGAACATTATTTCGTATATTATTCATATACTATATGCCGCCTTCTGTTTAATATTGATTATTTTTATTTTGCATATTATTTTAGTATTACCCTCTTTAATACTTTAATACTTTAATATTCAAAATTAGTAAAAAAATAAAATAGTTAATAAATCTATCTAACTTATACGGCAGTAGTAGCGGCTGCTACCGCAGTCTTTGCGGCGGTCTTGCTAGCGCTTGCAGGGAAATGATGAGAGATAAGCTTTTGAAGGATAAAGTAGTTGATTTCATCGCTATCGCCCACATTTAGAATTTTCTTGAGTTTAGCATCGGGAAGGATAAAGCGCTTATTCTCGGGTTTATTGAGATTGTGCTCTTTAACATATGCATTGATAAATCGAGTAATATCAGTGCGGGATTTCTCAGTCCCGTGAGGAACGCCAATGAAATCGCATAGTTCATCGGAAATCTTATTGGGCTTAGCAAATCCTGAAGGTGAGTTCTTGGCATTTTGGCGTTTCTTTTGTGCCTTCTCGATAATCTTTTGTTGCTTATCATATTCCTTGCTAAGAACCTTTAGATTAGTTTGAATATCCTTGATATATGCAGATAGAGCATTAACCTTATCAATGATATTTGAGAGAACGTTATCCGTTGCAGGTTCTGTTAGGACTGCGGGAGCCGCTAGAGCAACTGGAACGGCTTCAGTGCTCGTATGAAGTGCCGCAGGAACAACTACGGGAAGCACACGAGGAACACTAGTGGATGCTGTTGCTACCGAAGGAACTGCTGCTGCTGAAGGTGTTGCTGCTACTGAAGGTGTTGCTGCTACTGAAGGTGTTGCTGCTACTGAAGGCGCTACTGAAGCGGAAGTAGCAGCGGGAGACGAAACAGGCTTCTTCTTCTTTGATTGAGAAGCATCGACAACTGGGGGGTCAGGTGAAACGGCAGTAGGTTGTTTTTTTGATTGTGGAGGAGCCATTATTTATTACTTTATGATTACATATATTATCATTTGTTTATATAATTTTTCAATCAGCATTATAAAAATAGAACATATTGAAATACATAATACAGATAAGCGAGAATTAGTTAAGTATCATTATAATCATAGTCTTCTGAATATGCATCGCTATTATAGTCGTATTCGGAATAATAATCGCTATCATAAATGTTATAATATTCGTCGTTATCGCAATACTCGCGAGATTTATCATAATTACTTTCATTATCTTCGCATTCGCTTTGGTTGTTGTAGTTCGGGTTATTTACGTTCGCCGATGACGTAGTCATTCCCTCATATACGCTTTTATACATATTTTTAAGGCTAATATAATGCTGGGCTACATCATCTGTTTCCAATTCACGTTTTTCTTGTTCTTCTTGATATTTCTGAGACATCCGTGCTTGATGAAAGAAACACGGCGGTGGGTCTAGTTTCTTATTAAAGGTATCTATGATGTTATTGCTATAATAATTATCCAAATCATTCCTAAGAGAATTATCGAGTTTGTTTTGCATAATGTAGAAGTCGATAATCGTATTCTTGCGATACTTTTTAATATCGGCAATATTATATTTACGCGATACTAGGTAAGAGCAATAAGCATCATAATAATCCTTTAATGCGTCGTCATAATCTTGCAAATCGTTATTTTCGTCATTACAAATACTCCATTTTTCTCCAGTATCATTATACATATCCGCGAATACCGAGAAGTCAGCAAAATTAATAGCGGGTTCTGTCATCATCATTGTTATTATAATAATTAGGTTTTTGATATTTTGTTATATTAAGTTAATTTATATTTATATATCAATTTTTTATTTATTAGAATTCAAAAAATAAATATTAAAGATACCAAGTTGTTTATGGTTATGCGTAGGCTACGTGAGCCGCCACAAGATTATTAACATACTCATTGATTTTATCAATCTCGACATTAGGCGAATGCCTGTATTCGATATTGAATGATTTTGAAACTACCTTGTCTTCGCAACCATTTAAATAATCGTATCGTAGCATTAGGGATATCCTATTGTTTATTTTAAATTCCTTAATTAAATACATTGTAATATTATCAATGTCATTCGTGCACGGGAAAATGTATTGAGGGAATTTATCAATCTTCGAGGATAATATGAATAGATTTGATTTGGCATTCGCGTTATTATTCTTAATAAGTTCAGATTTCATCGTTATTTTAGAAGATACGTATTGGTTATCGCTCGATAGTTCGTAAGTATATACTTTGTCTTTATGATGATACGATTTATACCTTTCCTCCTTATATTTTTTATACTTCTTTTCAATAAAGCTTTCAAAATCGCTAGTTATATTAACGTCAATTTCGCTTCTATTCTCATCGCTATCGTTATCTTTACTATCGTTGCATAGAAAGATTTCTATGATATTTACATCATCCGTTATGAATTCAGTCAAGTTAATATTCATCTTATATTATCTATCAATATCATATCCTTATTATATCATTTTTTTAGATACATATAGATAAATATATAAAAAATGATATAAAATATTACTGACGTTAGTATAATAATTTGAGTATGAATATGACAAATGAATGCACATACTATGATTTAAATGAGGAGATAGAAAAATTCAGAAAAATTAACGAGGAGAATAAAGATGAAGTAGATACGATTAATAGATATAATAAGCACAAGATACGCGAAGATTTCAAAGAATTGCTTATGACGAATTTGCATATTTCAGAGTTAGAAGTGAATGACTTAGAGATTGGCATATTTAATGCGACGATTGACTACGCTAATAATGCCAAAATACAATTATCGTGGAAATGCCAGATGTTTCTCGAGATATATTCTAATATTGCAAGAAGCATCTATTCAAATGTTAAAAAAGACAGCTATATAGGAAACGACAAATTATATGATAGAATGATTAATAAAAAGGAATTTCACCCGCATATGCTCCCGTATATGCAGTGTAAAGATATATTTCCCGAGAGATGGAAGGAGATTGATGAACGTAATCAACTGCGTCTAAAAGCCGCTTATGAGATTAAACTGGTTCCTATGTCAGATATGATTAAATGTTCGCGTTGCAAAAGCAAGAAGGTTAGTTATTATGAACTACAGACCCGCTCTGGAGATGAAGCATCTACGCTATTTATGAATTGCTTGGTATGCGGTAAAAAATGGAAGCAATAATGAATGATGAAGGAATGAATGAGTGATGAAGGAATGAGTTTAGTATTCAAATGCCATATATTCAAAATACTCGCTGATTATATAATAGGCGACCCCTAAATATATTTTGGTTTCGTCATTATCAACTAGATTAATAATGACATCATAATGTTTTTTATTTATTACAAATTTTTGAATTGCTTTTTGAATACCATAATCAAATATAACATTCTCTAAATCTTCCTTGCTATACATAGGCAATTCTAGGTGATTGAAAATATACCCGTTTGTATTATTAACTAACCAATCTTTATTCTCGCTTTTAATTTGGTGTATCTTTGCATAGATACATTCGGCGATGTTATGTGCTTTGTTATTCAAGATGATTTTGTAATACATTTTGCTTTTGCGCGGTTGTTATAAATGATATCATATTTATCAATCAATTTTTATATAAAAATTATATGCATATTAGAAAGTATAATAAATATTATGAATAATTTGAGAAAGAATATTGTTATGGATATTGCGCAATTTTTGAGATACAAAGAATTCTTATTCAATAAGAAGAACCCGCAACCTAGTAGCACACAACTGAATAGCAAGGTTCGAGCCAGTTTTTGCACTTTATGCGATGATGATTGTATTTGTATGAATAGCAAGTATAAACTACTTAATATTCCTAATAACCTAAAAAGATGATATGTTGGTAATTTATGGTAAATTGATATAAATATACTTTAACATAATAATGTATTATCATATATTACATATCAGACATCACAATGTATTTTAATGGGGAAGATGGATATCTCAATTTATTAAAAGATACCTTAGCGAATGGTGAGAATAAAATAACACGCAACGGAGGTGTAATATCGTCTTTTGGTAGTATGATTAATTTTAAAAATATTAATGAATGTTTCCCTCTAATTACCACGAAGAAAATGTTCTTTCGTGGCATTGTCGAGGAACTTCTATGGTTTTTAAGAGGCTCTACAAATGCCAATGAATTAAAGAAGAAGAATGTGCATATATGGGATGGAAACTCTACACGCGAATATTTAGATAGCATTGGATTAGATTACCCTGAAGGCGAACTGGGTCCAGTGTATGGATGGCAATGGAGAAAGTTTGGCAAAGAATACGGAGAAGGCAACGAAGCCAGAGGAGAAATTTATATTGATATAAATAATTCCGATACTGATTCGTCAGCTTCGTCATCAAACTATATATACGTGGATGATAAAGGGGTTGACCAGATAAAATATATTATAGAAGAATTGTTAAAAGAAACTAGTAGCAGACGCGCAGTATTGTCTGGGTGGAACCCAGTAGACCTTAAAAAGATGGCGCTACCACCTTGCCACATACTATATATTTTTAATAAGAGCGCTAAAGGGTTGTCGTGCCATATGACTTTGAGAAGTTCTGATTTATTCTTAGGATTACCTTTTAATATCGCTAGCACCGCACTATTAACTCAAATATTAGCACACGTTCTGCATATCAATGCAAGTGAAATATGCTTATCTATATGCGACGCTCATATCTATGATGAGCATATATCTCAAGTTAATAAGCAGGTTAATAATGAAATATATGAATTACCTAAAGTTATTATTAAAAAGGATGCTCCTGATATTACGTCGCCTGTTGATGAAAAAATACGCTGGATTGAAAGCCTCGTATATGAAGATTTTGAACTATCTAACTACAAATCCCACGCGGCACTTAGTGCTATTATGAAATAGAAAGTATATTATGGTTATTTTTGTTCTATTTGGTATTATTTCCATTACTTCTTTTTTCTATAGACTATAGGCAACCCATAATCTAACCATCCCGCCACAGGAATGCCCTTTATCGGAGATAATCCATAGCCATACTTTATGGATATAACATTATAACCTAATAATTTTAGCAAGGTTAATATTTGGCTGCTTGTATGTCCTACATAGCATATAAGAAATATAGGTTTATTCTTTGGTAATTTATTTAATTTATTCAAGTTCTTTTTATCTAATATGTTTAACCAATATATATTTCGCGCCCCTTTAATATGCATTTTGTTATACTCGACTTTGCTACGTAAGTCAATCAAATAATACTCTTTTTTTTGTAAATAATATCTATTGTAAAAATCTATAGGTGTTATATAATTCCAATCATCCTTTGTGCTATGTAAGTATTGCCGTAAAATATTTGCATTAATTGTATTCATTCTAAGTATATATAAAGATTTATATATAAAGAATTGTAATAATGGAGAAATATACTGCGATTATCACAGAACCACGAATTCATCCTGCTTGGAAACTTGTTCTCAATAATTTCTTAACTAATCTAGATGAACGTTGGGATTTTATTATTGTATGTGGGTTATTTAATAATGGGTTTTTACAGAATTTGATTGAAACAAATTTCAAAGAACATAAGCATCGCATAACTATACATCAGTTGAATATTGCTAATTTTCACCATAAAGAATATTCGAATTTTATGGTAGAGCCTTACATATATGAGTTTATACCTACTGAAACCTTTCTGACATTTCAACTAGATACTTTGATATCGGCGAAATACAAGGATTATATTTATGATTTTATGGAATATGATTATGTTGGAGCGCCTTGGCGGTCAGGATTTCCACCAGAATACAATATTGATGTCTTAGTAGGCAATGGAGGATTATCATTACGTAAAAAAGCAAAGGTATTGCATTATATAAGAAATGATATGGCTACTTCGAATACGCGACACGCATACAATGAAGACATCTTCTTTTCAAGTAATATAAAAAATAAACCATCCGTTGAAAAAGCCAAACTATTTAGCGTCGAAACACTTTTTTCAGAAAAATCATTTGGTATCCATAATTGCTATGAGCATTTGAAGCACGAAGAACTATGTAAAATTTCAGAATATATACCTGAATTATTTGAATTGAAGGAACTTAATAAACGCTAAATCATACTGGGCGAATTGCTCGCCATTTCTTGAACTTTTCAACAAATTCGCATACGAATTTAATGTTGGTTATAGCGTTTTTATCGCGAAATGAATTTCTGAGCAATTTGCTGTCGCTCAATGTTTGCACTAGTGCAATACCTATTTTAGGTTTATTGAGAACATCTTCATTATCATAAACATCATAAATATCAGGTTCATTTGTTTTAACAATATATAGTATTTTCTCTTCATTATTTAATACATTGATATCGATAGGAGGATTGGGTGTTATTGTGGCGGTAGCAACGATAGCAGCGGTAGCAGCGGTAGCAATATCTGCTACTTTCTCAATATCCATTGTTTTGAACTCAGTTATATCCTTTGTTTTTCTAACTACATTAATAACCGAACTTTCATCAAAGTTATATAATTTAGGTTTGTATTTAATATCATAAGGGTATATGTATATACCTCTGCACGTATAATTGAGATTATTTGATAATTCCATAATATTCTCAATTGATTGTTTATACATATTAAAATAGCATTTAACCTTGTAATTGCAAACATCTATAGTTTCATCGGGTGTATATTGATATTCTAAAAGATTATATATATACTTTAATCTTTCAGGGAGCATCTTTTTATTCAAATAAATACCTTCATAACATATAATATCGTTTATTAGAAATGTCCAACTATTATCTTTGCATTTAACCATCTCGCCGTCTAGCAAAGTATTTTTAAATAACTTCTTATCAAACAAGCCTCTGCCAAAAATAATTCGCGGTCGCTGATAGCCAGGATGTATCTTTTTATCGATGAAATACATCGTTTCTATATTATTATAAAGTGTAAAATAGAGATAATATCTATTACCATTAGAACGCAAGTTCATTAGGTGATTAGATAATATAAAATTAACATTATTATTATCTAGGTTATGATGGTGCCTTTGTAGAATTTTAATATTATAAAGCGACTTCAATTGATCCAAAATAATATCCTTGTGGTCATTACTTTTAATATTAAAGCCAACTCTGTCTGAGAAACTAATAATACCTTGCATATTGAATTATGGTTTTATTACTAATATAGAGTATTAGTTATATCATTTTTTGCAATTGTTATTAGAATTAAATAGCACTATGTTATATCTTAAGATATATATTCATAAATAATCATATAATTTCCTTATGTATTATATAAAATGAAAATAATTATTATTGATTCTGGATTAGGGGGGGGGGATTTTATTACAAAACTAAGAAGAGAAAATATAAACATAGAATGTGAATTTGTAAAACCATTTAAAAATATGGTATCTACATATGATAAAAAATATGTTCGCAATAATATAATAAAGTTATTAAATACTTATTCTTATAATAATATACACTCAATTATTATAGCTTGTCATAGCATTTCATCTTGTATTTTAGATATTCTTATTGAAAACAAATTCATTTATAATAAAATTAATATTTATGAACCAATTATACCAATGTGTTTATATATAAAACAAAATAAAAATAAGAATATCTTGATTTTATCAACGCCATTGACACACAAAATAAGATGGCATTATAGATTAATGAAATCAAAAAATATTAATATTAAATATCTATCATTTCCTACGTTAGCAAAGGAACTTGAAGAACATACCACATATAATAAATCACTAGATAAATTAAAAAAACAAAAAGAATTTATAATAAAATCTGATTGTGTTGTATTAGGTTGCACTCATTATAATACAATTATGGATGTTATATCAAATAAATTAAAAATCAAATATAATTTTCAGGGTGTTATTTTAAATTCAAATGAAATCCTATTAAATTTTTTTATAAAATCATGTATAGAAAAGTAAGAGGTGTTTTTCTATACATTGTATCTTGCTAATTGTTATTAGAATAACATCTTATTATAGTATGAGTATGTGTAGGTATATGTGTAGGTATATGAATAATCACTTTCGTCATATTTTGGAACATAATAATCATCATAATAGTCAATCATTGCGTTGCTAGTATTCCTAGTATTCTCGGGCATCTTTTGTATTTTTTGTATATTAATATATTACTATGTATATATTATCAATTTTTATTATTCATATACCACTCAATAGTTCTCTTTAGTCCTTCATCAAAATTAATGGTTTTCTTCCAGCCAATATTATTTAATTTTTGCGTATCAATAGCATATCTAAAGTCATTGAAGTTCCTATCCTTTGTATATTCTGTCCAATCCTCAATCTTTTCATCGCATCCCTTAATATGATTTAATAAAATTGTAGCAATCTCGATAACATTGTATTCATCCGATGAACCTATATTATATACATTGTTATTAACGCCTTTTGCGGCAATTATATTTATAGCATTAACGACATCGTCGATATATATAAAATTTCGCCGCGTTAATCCAGTGCCGTGTATAGTTAATTTCTTGTTTTCTTTAAGCAAAGTAATAAACTTCGGTATTATTTTTTCAGGATATTGCCTTGCGCCATATACATTATTACACCTAATAATTACAATAGGTATGCCATATGAATAATAATAAGAACGGACAATAAACTCTGCACCTGCTTTAGTAGCCGCGTATGGGTTAGTAGGATTTAATAAAGAGGTCTCTATGCTATTATCGCAGCTAATCGAAAGTTCGCCATATACTTCGTCGGTAGACATATGGATGAACTTCTTAATATTTCCGTATAACCTACAGCACTCTATAAGTTGGTGAGTTCCAAGAATATTATCATTTGTATAACTGATAGAGTTATCAAACGAGTTATCTACATGCGTTTGCGCAGCAAAATGAATGATATACATTATATTATATTTCTTGAAAAGCGCCTCTAATAATTCTTTATCGCAAATGCTCCCTTTGACGAATATATATTTGCTATGGGTATTCACGTTGTTCTCAGAAGCGCAATAATCCAATTTATCTATATTTATAACACAATCAAAGGTGTCCTCATTAAATCTGTCAGATTTCAATAAAGAGTTGATGTAATTTGAACCAATAAATCCGCAACCGCCTGTTATTAGTATTGCCATTCTGATATTGATATTATTAGTATTATTGATATTACTAGTATTATCTTGATAACATCTTTTTATATAAAGAATATTACTATATTTTATATAAATGTGCAATCAATTAAGTAATGATAAGATATTTTTGAATGATTCGTGGAATATGTATTTTCACGACCCCTATGATAATTCATGGGATGACAAAAGTTATAAAATGCTTGGTATGATATCAAGCGTCGACGATTATGTAAATTATTTTAAAGCATTCAAAGAATTATTCAAAAAAGGGATGTTCTTTATTATGAGATTAGATATTATGCCTCGCTACGAAGATGAATTAAATATTAAAGGCGGCTGCTTTTCATTTAAAATAATGTCTGACGAACTCGAGAATAAATTCTTTGCTTTATGTGCGAACATCATAGGCGAGAACTTCGCAAATAACAATGATGAAAACATAATCTATAATATCAATGGCATATCTATAAGCCCTAAAAAGTTTTATTATATTGTTAGGATATGGATAAAAGACAAAAAATACGCAAAGAAGGAATATTATAATTTTGATATTCCCAAGTATTCTACATTAATGTATAAAAATCATATCTAGAAAATCAAACATCATTATCATCATCTAAAGATATTAGTATGATACCTGCGCAACAGCATAGTATCCCTATAATCGTTTGAGTGGATATATAATGATGCTTTTGTAAATATATAATACTGAACAGCAATAGCAATATAATCTCAAGAGCCGCAAATGTTCGAAAATAAGCAGGGTTAGGACATACCTTTATGATATAATAGCCTAATAAGGTTATTGCTAGAACTGCTAGGGAAAATATGTAATACTTTGGTTTTACGAACTCTTCAGTGAAATGCTCGTTATAATAAAATGTAAAATAAATAATACTGAGTAAGCCGACAATGATATTTATTATTATAGGGAATATATAGTAAGGCGTGTTATCATATCTAATATATAATATTAGAGATACCGCTATAAAACTATGTATGATTGATAGTTGTATCCAGTTCATTATTTTTATTATTATATTTATAATCTAATACTAGATTTATTATTATCTTTCAAATTATTATCATCCGAAGATATTAGTATTATTGCGGCGCAACCGCAGAAAATACCTAGCATTGTTTGCGTGGATATATTGTAGTCTTGGGTTATATATATAGTAGCCAATAATAATATAATTATTTGCAGAGATACGAATATTCGAAAATAAGCAGGGTTAGGGCATACCTTTATGATATAATGCCCTAATATATTTACAAATAATACAACGACTGAATATAGGTAATACTTGGGCTTAGCAAACTCCATAGCGAAATCCTCTTTTAGATATAATATGAAATATATAATACTTATTATACCTACGATGATATTTATGATTATTGGGAATACTATCAATGGTATGTTATTATATTTGATATATAATATCATCATAGCAACAATAATACTATGTGCTATTGATAAATATATCCAGTTCATTATTTTTATTATATTACCTTATAATTTAATATATAATATATAATATATAATATTAGCTTATAATATATAATATTAACTTATAATATATAATATTAGCTTATAATATTATAAATTGTAATGAATGTCTAAATATATTAAAAATAGTTGCGTAAATTATAGTATTTACTTTCAAAAATCCTTAGCATACCAATGTATAAGTTCAACCGCGACAAAACCTAAGACCCGCAGACCTCTGAAACCTATTTTACAAGTTTCACTAGGTGCAACCTCTAGAATAATCAGTATGTTCTCTTTATTGGATAAACCGCATCCTCTTGGAATACGCATTGGTATCAACAAAAAAGGCTGCAATGGATTGAATTATACAATGAAATATATTACAGATAATGATGAAGGGAGAAAAATAGTATCTAAAGACGAGGTTATTGATATAGCCGAAGGGATTACTATATTTATTGACCCATTAGCAGTATTCGCAATTGTTGGCGCAGTAATAGATTGGAAAGAAAATGACCTTACGAGCGAATTTACATTTATTAACCCGAATGCTAAAGGTTTTTGTGGTTGCGGCGATAGTTTTAATGTCTAACCTAGTATCCCCCCGTGCGATTATATTAATCTCTAAATATTATTGAGATATATTAAATAATTTAAAATATTTTTAATGCTTTCTTTATTATTAACATTTTTAACCTATATTACTATGCCTTTTCGGTTTATATTATTTTTCGTGATGATGATTATATCAATACACGTTCTGCAGCCGCTTAAGAACGAAAGCAACATTATATGTGGTATTCTCTGGTTCGCCAAGATATTCATGTATTTACTTTCATTTAATATTAATATATCCAAAGAGGATTTAGTAAAATATATGGAATACTTATACAGCGATAAGAAGTTTATATGCACTTTTAATCATACAACAATAGTTGATGGGTTTGTTTTAATTAGCACATTCCCGCGCTCATCCTATTTAATACTCAAAGTAATCATATATTCTACAATAGGATATACAGATAAAATCAATGATCAACTTGGCAATATGTTCGTAGAAAAAGGGCAAACCAGCAAGAAAATAAAGGAACGCGTTGATAGCAGAAAATCTGGTGATAAAATATTATTTATTGCACCTGGCTCTGGAAACACATCGACGATACCAGGTAGTATTACAGAATTTACTAGCAATGGCGCATTCGTCCATAACTTCCCTATTTTACCTATTGTAGTTAAATACGAAGACGAGTCACTACATTATAACCACGATAATGGCGAATCAATGCTCCATTCCTGCCTAAAACTATTCTTAGTAAAAGATTACAATATCAATATAAAAGTCTGCGATATGGTCGAATACAATGATGGCGAGACAATCGACGAATATAAGACGCGCGTATATAATATAATGAATGAGACCTACCAAAAGATGTGATTACAGATGAAATGATAATTAGTATATAATAATTAGTATATAATAATTAGTATATAATATATAATAACTAACATATAATATATATATTAACATATAAATGAACAAAAACCTAAGTATCATAGTTGCGTCCAGTTTAGAATACGGGATAGGATTTGAAAATAAGTTATGCTGGAACATCCCTGAAGAATTAAAGTATTTTCGGCATATAACATTAAGTTGTCTTGATAAAAATACTAAGAATTGCGTTATAATGGGGAGAAATACTTGGTATTCTATACCTAAAGCCCCATTGAAAAATCGAATTAATATAATTATATCTTCTAACAACTATGATAAAATCAAAGAGGAGACTTGTGGAAAGCCTGATGTTTATGTTTTTAAGACTTTGGATGAAGCATTGATATATGCGGATAGCGATGCAATTATTGAGAATTGTTATATTATTGGCGGAGCGCAATTATATAACACTTGCCTCGAAAAATATATAAGACACATTACATCTATCTATTGGTCTATAATATACGACAAAAAATACGAATGCGATTGCTTCATAGCATCCAATCTTATTTATAATAATTTCAAATTTGATAAAGAGAATATTGTAATTAATGATAAATACGTCTCAATGTATGGCACTAATAAAAATGATTTGAATATGATTGTCGATGAACCTCCAGACTAAGGCTAGAGTAGCAATTGACAAAGGAGGTTCTCGATATACAAAGGTTCCTTGCATTTATTCGTTTGCGATAGCAAATAGTCAATATCCATTCCTATTTTTATTATTTCATTTTTTAAATCATTTTTCATTGTGTCATCGAATATATGATGAGGATATTGTTGGATATGCGAACATCTTATATTTAAATAATACGTTCCATAATCAACGAGTTTTATGAAATCCTGAATAATTTGCAATATAGATACATTATATTGGCAACATTTGTATGACAATCCGCGTATATCATCTAAGTTATTTTTATTCTTATTATAATTTTTAATAAACTCCACAAATGGCGGGAAATTAAATTCTACAAAGTCCTTTGTTAATATTTCATATGACGAAGGGTGTCGCTCTATATCTGATATAAAAATCGCTTTAACAAGGTTCCGCGTTTTTGTTTCTAATAAATAGTCGTTCATCGATATATTTAAATGATTGCAAAATATATCTTGTATTTCTTCAAAAGTAAATAAGGGAACTCTAAAGGTGCTAAAGCGGCTTTTAATAGGCGTTTCAAGTTTCGTAATATAATGGGTAGTGCAAATAAATACCACGTTATGCGAGTATTTTTCTAAAATAATTCGGAAATCGCAAAATAATTCCGAAAGCAAATCTATGTGTTTTATCACAATGTAATGTTTTTTCATTTTAACATTTTTAGAACCAATAATATGCAGGAGATACGAGGTTATCTTCTCTATATTTTTAATATTTTCGGGGTTCATAAGGTCTATATCTATATAATACTGATTTTCAATATATGTTATACTTTTATCCCACGTATGCTCTGTTTTATTGAAGGGCGCTTTAATATCAAAAATCTTTATTAATAATGTATTTAAATAAATGTCTATTGGGAACCCTATAGGCGTATATAATAGCTTGTTGTTCGACGATAACAATATATTGTCCAATATTAACTTGTATCTTTTATTCGTATTTATAATATGTGGAAAAACCTCTTCTAATTTATCCCAATTCGTTTTAATCATAAACAAATTATATTATATGTATTTTATTTAATATGCTATAAGGTTATATAATCTTATATTAGTCGCAATATAAAGGTTATATAATATCTATATTATATGAAATTTATATGAATGTATATAGAAGCGCTTAATTTGAATATTGATAATATTGACAAGTATACGCGAGATGAAATTAAGAATATATATAAAAAAATAGCACTAGAATGCCACCCAGACAAATTAACGAATATCACAGATGAGGATGAGAGAAATGTTAAAATAGAGCGCTTTAAAAACGCCAGCATCGGCTATAAGAAGGCTATCGAAGACTTTGATAATTATGGAAAATTAAAATGCAATGGCACTGATTATGATTTCGACAATTTAGCGGATGACTATGAAATATATAGCAATTTCGATTTAAACTTTTGGAAGAATACTTACGACGGGATTTTTAAAGACAAGGAGATAATTAAAAACACATTCATAGATGTAGCCAGCTATTTTTTTAACAAAGGCTTTAAAAACAAGAACTATTATAATCCGTCGACGAAAATAATAAAGCACTCTATAAACCTGCCTATAACCTATTACGATTTATGCAGTCCGAATAAAAGGAAACTACGTATTTTACTTAAAAACGTAAAGGAAGCAGTATATATATCACTTTGCTGTAAAAATGATTACCCTTGCTTAACACGCCAGTATATCGACGATGATAGCGTGGAGCACGAGATAATAATCAATATGATTATCGAGGATGATTGTGATGTAGATGAAAGCAAAGAGGACGATGATGATATCATTCATTATACCCATAATATCATTTGCGATACTAGAAACGCAAGTAATGCCAGTAATGCCAGTAATGGGAATATCGGAAAGCATAAAATAGACCTGAATATCACAATAGATATTAACATTCTAGATTATTTGATAGGTGGAACAAAAAAGATTAGATATGTTGATAATACTTATATAGATATTGAGATTGTCCCATTCAGCCTAGAAGATATAATAATTAAAAATAAGGGATTACTTGGTGGCAATTTAAATGTGCGACAAAACTTTAAGAATATTACTTTGCAAAACTGGGGAAAAATTAGTGAA